GAGTGCTTAAAAGTGATTATGCAGGGCTTTAAAGTTATACTTGTATATCTATATGCAGCCCCGGTGGGCTTAATAATAGTATAGGGTCAGGATGAGCATTTGTCAAGTCTTTTAAAAAAAATAAAAAAAGACTTGACAGATGCTATACCTAGCCCTATACTACTTGTATGGATAATAAAAAAGAACTTACAGAAAAACAGAAAAGTTTTCTAGGCCATCTTGTAGAAGTAGGAGGTGATCCAAAGAAAGCAGCCGAACTTGCAGGTTATTCTGGGAATCATTGGCAGGTTACCAAATCACTCAAGAATGAAATAATAGACCTAGCGTCAAATATCCTAGCGCAATCTGCTCCTCAAGCTGCATTAAAACTAACTGAGGTGATGAACTCTGACCAACCAGTTCCTCAAGCCAATATCCGACTTCAAGCAGCACAAACAATATTAGATCGGATTGGACTAGGTAAATCTGATAGGTTAGATGTTAGTCACACTGTACAAGGTGGTGTTTTTATATTACCTGCTAAAGAAGAGGTGATAATTGAGCATTCCGAAGCGTAGTAGTTCTATTCCATTTGGATATGTTGAATCTGAAGCAGACTCTAAAATACTTGAGGAAGTTCCAGAACAACTATCCGCTTTAGAAGAAATAGCTTTTTTAGTCAAAGAAAAAACTTTAAGTTTACGTGAAGGGGCTGCTTGGCTAGAATATAAAACTGGTCGTAAGCTCAGTCATCAAGGATTAAACAAGATTATACATGAAAGATTGGGAAGTTAATCCAGATGACTACTTAAAAGATGAAGAAGGTAACTTTGTCTTAAAAGTAGATGGTACTCCAAAGAAACGTGGAGGACGTAAGAAGGGTAGTAAGTCTAGAGGCTATAACTACAGCAGAGCTACACAAGCTCGTATGAAAGCTAATAAAGCAGTAAGAGAAAAAGAAAAACTTATTGCTAAAGCTGAAGCAAAGTTAAAAAGTCAAAAGAATACATTAAGGGCTTCACGATCCACTTTAGCTAAATTAGATAATAAAGAAATATCTAAAGAAGGTAAAGTACTTACAGAAGATAATATAACGCATCTTCCTAAAAAAGTAAAAGAAGAAGCTCTTGAAAATATTATCTTTAAACCTAATGATGGGCCGCAGACAGACTTCCTAGCGGCTCCAGAGACGGACGTATTGTATGGTGGCGCAGCAGGGGGTGGTAAGTCCTATGCTATGCTCGTAGATCCCCTCAGATTCGCCCACAGGGCTGCTCACAGGGCGTTGATATTAAGACGCTCCATGCCCGAACTGAGGGAGCTTATAGATAAGTCTAGGGAGTTATACCCAAAGGCTTTTCCGGGATGTAAGTTCAGAGAAGTTGAAAAGATCTGGACATTCCCTAGTGGTGCTAAACTAGAGTTTGGCTTCCTTGAAAGAGATGCGGATGTCTATCGCTATCAGGGACAAGCTTATAGTTGGATTGGTTTTGATGAGATTACTCACCTATCAACAGAGTTTTCTTGGAACTACCTAGCATCACGATTACGTACTACAGACCCTGAGATTACGCCGTACATGCGTTGTACAGCTAACCCCGGTGGTGCTGGTGCGACATGGGTGAAGAAGCGTTATGTGAACCCATCAGAGCCTAATGAGAGCTTTACAGGCCATGATGGATTGACACGACGTTTTATACCAGCCCGTTTAGAAGACAACCCATACCTGTCTACAGATGGTAGGTATGAGCAAATGCTTAAAGCTCTACCAGCGGTACAGCGTAAGCAGCTTCTAGAAGGTAACTGGGATGTTACGGAGGGTGCTGCCTTTACAGAATTTGATATGTTGGCACACGTTATAACACCATTTGAAATCCCAGTAGGTTGGGAAAGGGTGAAAGGAATTGACTACGGATACGCTTCTGAATCTGCTTGTGTTTGGGGCACTGTTGATCCCTCTGACGGTACACTTATTATATATAGGGAACTTTATCGGAAAGGACTAACAGGTGTTGATTTAGCTCAGATGATTACTAATATGGAGCTAATAGACCCTTACTCTGTGCCGGGAGTACTTGATACAGCGGCATGGAACAGAACAGGTACTACAGGCCCTACAGTTGGAGAGACACTTCAACGAGCAGGGCATAAGTTACGTAGAGCAGATAAAAATAGAATACAAGGGAAGATACAAATCCACGAATACTTGAGAGTGCAACCAAGTGGCAGACCTAAGATACAGATATTTAATAGCTGTCCTAACTTGATACGTGAACTCCAAAGTCTTCCTCTGGATAAATCTAACCCAGAAGATGTTAATACAAATGCGCCTGATCACGCTTATGACGCGCTACGCTACTTAATTATGTCAAGACCTAAAGTCAATGACATCTTTAGTCAGTTTAGAAACATGAGAATGGAACAGGCATATACACCCGTTGATTCGGAGTTTGGATACTAATGGCAGAAAATACTTTAACAGCGAATGGGATTTACTTCGGAGACGTTGAAGGCGAAGATGGCCTTGAACTGACCCTAGAAGAAAATCTACGCAATAACCTAGTAGGTCTTATTACTGACCGCTATGTTTCTGCTAAGACCTCACGCGACCTAGACGAGCAGCGTTGGCTTACAGCATATCACAACTATCGTGGTCTATACGGCAAGAATGTACGCTTTAGAGAGTCTGAGAAGTCCCGCATCTTTGTTAAGGTTACTAAAACTAAAGTACTTGCAGCCTTTGGACAACTTGTAGATGTTGTATTTGGAGCTAATAAGTTTCCTATTGGTATCAGTGAAACTAAGATGCCAGAAGGTGTTTCTCAGTATGCCCACATAGACGCAACAGCTACACCGGGTATTGAAACCTCTCAAGGACAGGCTCCTGAGATGGAAGAAGAAACGCCTGATAATCCTTTTGATGTAGGCTACGAAGGTGACGGACGGGTATTAAAACCCGGAGCTACATATGCTACAGGCAAGTTTGAAGATATAAAACTTGACAAGAAAGCAGAAGAAAAAGGTATGTTGAAGGAAGGGCCTTCACCAGACCCACAAGTACTAGAACTAAGTCCTGCACAGAAAGCTGCAAGACGCATGGAAAAACTTATACACGATCAGATAGAGGAGTCTAACGGCGCTAGTGAAATCAGAAACGCATTATTTGAATCAGCTTTATTCGGCACAGGAATTGTTAAAGGGCCATTCAATTTTAACAAGACCCTCCACCGATGGGATGAAGGAGAGGACGGTGATAGAGTTTACTCTCCTGTTGATGTTAGGGTGCCTCGCTTGGAGTTTGTCAGCATCTGGGACTTTTTCCCAGACCCCAACGCAACAAATGTTGACGAATCAGAGTATGTATTCCACCGCCATAGAATGAACCGTACACAGCTTCGTAGTCTTGGTAAGATGCCTTACTTTGACAAAGAAGCTATACGTACATGCCTTCAGATGGGGCCTAACTACGTAGAAGAAGATTACGAGCATGAGTTAAAAGATGACAATCGTAATGATGAATATGGTGCATCTCAGTATGAAGTACTAGAGTACTGGGGTGTTATGGATGCAGAGTACTGCCGACAGGTAGGTATGGATATTCCTGAAGAGGTAGATGACCTAGATGAAGTACAGATCAACGCTTGGGTCTGTAATGGTCAAATGCTTCGTAGTGTAATTAATCCTTTTACACCTTTCCGTATTCCTTACCATGCGTTTAGCTACGAAAAGAATCCCTACAGCTTCTTTGGTATTGGCGTAGCAGAGAACATGGATGATAGTCAAAAGATTATGAATGGTCATGCACGTATGGCTATTGATAATCTAGCTCTATCAGGCTCTGTAATCTTTGATGTTGATGAGACTGCCCTTGTAGGTGGTCAAAGCATGGAGATCTATCCGGGTAAAGTATTTAGGCGGCAAGCTGGTGTACCGGGAACAGCTATTAACGGCTTGAAGTTTCCTAACACTACTATAGAAAACATGCAAATGTTTGACAAGTTCCGACAGCTTGCAGACGAACAAACAGGTATTCCTTCTTATAGTCATGGTCAAACAGGCGTACAGAGCATGACACGTACTGCATCAGGTATGTCTATGTTGCTTGGTGCAGCCTCACTAAACATTAAGACTGTTATTAAGAATCTTGATGACTTCCTGTTAAAGCCTATGGGTGAAGCATACTTCCAATGGAACATGCAGTTTTCAGACTATAAGCTTGGTATTGACGGTGATTTAGAAGTTAAGGCTACAGGCACAAATAGTTTGATGCAGAAGGAAGTACGCTCTCAAAGGCTTACGATGTTCCTTCAGACCGCAGCTAACCCTGCTGTAGCTCCGTTTATTAAAATGAACAAGCTTATTAGTGAACTAGCGTATAGCTTAGACCTAGACCCAGATGAACTGATGAATGACCCTGAAGAAGCTGCAATGATGGCTCAGATTATAGGAATGCAAAATAATGTTGGACAAAGCCCTAGCCCGGAAGCTGGCCCCGATGGTCAAGGACAAGCACCAATGGGAGGCCCTGAAGGAGTACCTCAACAGCCTCAAGACCTTGGAGCTACAGGTACTGGTGGCGGCAACATCGGAACTGGAATTGTTCCGCAGTCAGGGGAAGCTGAGTTCTCTGGCTAGGCTAGAAACTTTACCTGAGCAAGTAGACGAAGCACTTAATAGGAAAGATTATGAGTAAGAGCATGTTAACCCCACCAGAGCGTGAAGAGTATGTAGTGGGTTCTATTGTAAAAGCAGGTAAAAAAATTTACGATAAAGCAAGTC